AAATGATAAATAAATTTTTATTATTAGAAACCAGCTTTCTTAATAGCAACAACATATTCAAGAACAGAGGAACGAGGAGGCAAATGAACATCAAAACGACCAGAAGAAACAAGAAGATCATACATTCCTAAGACATCTATCTTTATGGATCGACGATAAAGAGCACGAATAGCTCTAAAAGAACGCAAATATGCAGATGGTATAAAATGCACATAATGATGTGCAATAAAAGGACCAATTTTATTAACATGAGAAGTAAAAGAAAGAAAATAATGTTTATCTTCGGAAACAGATAAATAAGAATATCCCGATTCTAAAAGAACACACAAAACATACAAACGAACCTCCAAAGTGTAATAATAAAGAAAGAAATAAGATCCTAACTTGGCAATCTCCAAATTGGAATTTGGACCAGAAGCCCAAATATAACGAATCTTTGAAAAACACTCAAAATGAGGTCGTAGTTCTACGCATATCGACTTAGAATCAAAGACAATCTCAGAATATCCATGACTTGAATAACCAGAATCCTCTAAACATTCAACCATGTAATCTTTACGCATATGCATACCATTTTTATTATACATACTCTTTTCACGAAGAAAAGAAGGAAGATCGGAGCGTTCCATAATAACAAAACCATCATCACCATGAACAACAAAGAAAGACTTAAAAATTTTTGCGCGCCTAAGAACAGCACGCAAAACTAAGTAATGAGTTAATGAATTGTTTAAAGTATTATCCTCGGTTCCGGTGCTTTTAACACCCAAAACCAAAAAGAAAACACCAAACGCAACAAACACTTTATAAATTTCATGAAAATAGTAATTAGCATATGAACGCTCATAATGTGGAAACAAAGCAGAGAAAACGAAAAATGACAACATCTGATGAACCATCTGCATAGTAGCATCCCAGATAGAAATATCAATACAATAATAGACAGGATCCGAAAAGCGCTTAGACGCTTCTACAAAGCGTCTAGCAGTCAGAGGAGGAGTTTCTCCACAAGTAGTATGTTCAAAAATACGCTCGCCAGCAGAATCAACATAAGAAAAA